ATGTCCTTTAGTCCCGTTGCAGGCCATCATGCTATCATAGAGGTGGTTTTTGAACTCGCCTTCTCTCGGCCTTGGAGCGGTGAAGAACTTCAAAAAATCGAAGCTGCACATCCCGAATGGGAAGATGATCTTCCCAGATCCTCCAAAACCCAGACACACAAACTCACTATGGATAACGGCGGCACGCCTGTGTGGACCCCTGGGAATGGCGTCGCCTTCGAGAGCTTTCAACGAAACGGCCAAGTTGCATGGCGAATGATGTTCGAGAACAACATCGCTGTGGTCAATTGTCTAGTTTACGACGGCTGGCGAAATGTCTGCCCGACCTCAATTCGCCTACTTAGATCGGCACTGAATTCCGCAAATATTGGCGGCGACCAACATATAAACAGTATCTCTTTGCAGTATATAAATGCCTTCGCTTGGGAAGGGCCTATTGAGGAATATCAGATTTCTGATTTGCTCAGAGACAACTGTAGAGAGCTTCCTGCTGCAATATTTGATCGATCAAGTCACCTGTGGCACCAATATTCCGGATGGTTCGAGCAAGGCGATAATGGCATTGCCGGTCGAACCCTGAAAAAAGTTCATTTTGATGGTTTGGAAGATCTAAATGGCGCGGCTCATGTAAGATGCGATGCTACGTTAAGGCGCGATTGTGCTACGCCAGTCAACGCCAAGTTTGCTATCAAAAATGAACTGGCGCAGATTGAAGAAACATTTTCTGATCTCCATCTTGAACTTAAGGCGTTGATGAGAACGCTGCTAAGCGACGGAATGGTCGGAAAAGTAAGTCTAGGTGAGTGAGTGTCATGTATCAAACGTTTGCACCGAACAACGGAAGCTTAGGATTTGTGTTGGCCGATGGTGATCACGCCCTCTCGCGACATGAGCCAACGGTTTCACATGCACTTACCATTGCACGAGGCTACCCAGCCCCGCCCAGATCTGTATCAAATGCAACAGGCGTCCAGGCGCTTGCAGGAGCGTTGGTAGTCTTAACGGTATGTTTACCAAACTCCACCCATGCTTCTCCTCGAAACGTTGAGGTAGTTAGGGCGAACGCGCCGATTGTCGCGGCTTGGTCGCCTTTGCGGAGACAAGCTCGGATGGAAATGGAGTCGTATTTTGGTTTGTCGGATGGTTGGGATGGCAACGATAGCGTTGGAATACCTCGCCAAACTATAGGTGATGCTCTTGCGTTCTTGGCCCGCCTCCCAAGTTCCGTTTCGGAACCTAGCGCGGGTGCCACCGAGGATGGACAGGCAGAATGGTACTGGAAATCGGAACGTGGCCTAGCAACGGTAAGTTTCCGAAATGGCCGAATGAGCTACTACGCTAGAACGCATGAACAGCTGGTTCGCGGTTCGGAGACCTCGAATTCAATGACCTTGCCTCAGGACCTTATCGACGCTCTAAAGAATATTTGAGACTTTTATGACTTGGTCAGCGCCTCGGGACGAGAGCGAACCGGCTCACAACACTGTTTATGGCCCCGTCGACCACACTGAAGCGGTTGGCAGGGTAGTGTGCAATCCTAGGCATGTACGCAAGGATGGATCTGTGAAGCCTTGCTGCTTTGGAGAAACCGATGTGAAGCAGCGCGGCCTTTCTTTATTTCGCTTGCAGTATATGGACGAAGAGTTCCAAACATCTCAAGCCTCAGCAATATGCCAAATTAAGCCGGGCGAATGCTTCGAAAAGATACTGGTTAGCGATGCATCAAGAATTCGTTCTCTAGTGATACCTAATGAAGTTCAGGCCTTGGCGGTCTTGGATGACCCCGCGCCCGAGGCAGGCACGGTACCGGCAAATGATGCTCATGCTATTGCGGTGGCAAAGGTCGAAATGAATGAGGAAGACTTATTGATGATCCGCACGGAGCTTCAGCTAGTCTTCACCTAACTAATGGACACATTAATGATCTTCGTAGTCTCACTTATACAAAAAATTTAAGTACTTACCCCACTTCCAATGCACCGGCGGCGGCGCGTAAATATGTGGGCGAAAACCTAGCATACGTTGAGCGCGTTATAGAAGGGTTGGTATGCCCTAGGTACTGAGCAATCTCTTCCATTGGGACGCCTGCTTCAGCCATCAATCGTCCTGCAGTCCGACGCAAATCATGGGGCGTACAGTGTTCAATCCCTGCCCGCTTCACCGCAGCATTGAACCCTGTCTTGATCGACCCGACTGGTCGGCCGCCCCATTCGATCACGTAACGCGACAGCGCCGCCTCTTGGGCTGACTGGAGTGCAGCCATAAGGGTGCCGTTGATTGGCACGGTCGCCCTACCCTTCTTCGGCCCTATGTCATTCGTGGCTAGTTTGATCAGTCTACGGTCCAGATCGACGCGATCCCAGGTGAGCTCAAGCAAAGCGCCGATCCGCCCGGCCGTCGTCACCATGAGCAAGATCGCCAAGCGAATGTGAGGATCTCCAGTAGCCGCCAGCAGCCGGACCAGTTCATCGCGGTCCAGATAGCGTTCGCGCGGTGGTGGGGTCTGCGGCATTTCGATCCGCGGGGCGCTGCGGATCAGCTTGGACTTGACGCCCCAAGATAGTGCCGTGCGCAGACAGCCCATTTCCGTGCGGATCGTGCCATCCTTGCGGCCAGCCTGGCGTCGCCCGGCCATGAAGCGACGGCAATCATCCACCGTGATCTGTTCCGGTGTCAGGTGGCCGAATACGGGAAGGACGTTTTTGCCAACCTGCGCGAGTTTCGCCGCTTGGCGCCGGCCTTCGACTTCGGCCTGATAGGCCATCCATATTTGCTCGACCGTCACACCAGTCGGTGGCGCGGCCAGGCGAAGGATCAGGTCCCGGGCTTCGCGCTCGGCATCCTTCTGCGTGTGTGCCTCAAGGCGATAACGTCGCCGGGTTCCGTCCTCGTCGTTCCACATGACGACGAATCGTCCTTTGAGACGTCCGATCCGATAATCCCGCATTCGTAATCCTCTACCGCCTTCGCCGTTATCCGCATCATCCGACCGACTCGGAAAGCGGGCAAGGTCCCACTACGGATCATGGCCCGGACCGTCTCGCCACTGCAATCCCAACGATCGGCCAACATTTCAGGGGTGTAAGGTCGTACGGTCATCCAACCATCTCCTTAGCTTCGGCGGCATGACCGCCCCATTGAATGGCACACGCATCAGCCACGCCGTGGAAGGTGCGGCTGCGGATCTTCCAACGATTTGGCCCCGGAGGCGCGCGGTGGATCGCGCTCCACGCTTTCCATTCATCACTGCCTCGCTCTGGCTCGGGCAGGCGGTTCGTAGCCGTCAGCGATGGGAGGCCCCTCAGATAGAAGCCTGTCGCCTTGTAGGCCGGCTCGCCGAACCAGAAAGGCTGGACGATCTGCGGGGCTGGCAGGTCAGACGGCATCCGTTCGCGCGCAAGGTCGTTCATCTCGGGGTTCTCGATCGCCACGCGTTCGATAGGCGCGCGCCAGCAGTCGATGAACAAGCTGACGCCCTCCTCGAACTCTGCCCTCATGCACTCAACCGTGCGTCCCTTCGGCAGCTGCTTGGGCTGGGTCCATTTGCCGGGACCAGACATCCACCGGCGGCCAGACCGGCACAGGCGCGTGCACGGCGGATGCATCACGGCCATCAGATCCCAGCCATCGTCCAAGATCTCGCGCACGTCGCCCCGGATGTGGCGGTTGCTGCCATCCTCGGCCGGCAGCAGGTCGCAGGACCAGACGTCGTGGCCGCGCGCGGCAAAAGCGCGGCGCATGACGCCGGACGTCTCACAAGCGATCAAGATGCGCAGGGCGGTCACGCTGCCTTCCCCTGCAGGTTCATCCGCATCACGGCGCCCGCAAGGGTGTCGAGATTGCCCGCGTCGATCCAGCGCGACACCGTTCCGGCGGGCACGCCCAAGGCCCGATCCAACGCGCTTTGTGACGGCCATTCATGGCTGCCGACGCGAACCGGCTTGCAGCGGCTGGTGTTTGGCCTGCCGGGCTTTGCGCCAAGCCGATCGAGGTTGCCATGCTGATTCAGGTGATAGGAGATCGTGCTTTTCGACCTGCCGGCGGCCAAGGCTGCCTTCACCTGGCTGGCGAAGGCCTTGCCCCGCAGCTGGCAGGGATTGCCAAGCGGAAGGACACCTCTGCGACGGCGCTCGACCCGGCACGTGTCGCGGTTCGCCTTTCGGCAGGCACTGCACCTGCACCCGCGGCCTTTATAGGCGTAGATCGTGCCATGCTTGATGGGACCGGGGCGGCGGCTCATGACTGGCGACCCCTCACACTCCGATCACGCGCCTCGATGATGCGGCAGCATTCGGCGCCAAGCTCGCGGGCCAGCGGCATGTCAATCGGGTCAAGGCCGCAGTAGCGGTCGATGACGCCGACCATGGCGGCGGTGATCTCGTTGCGTTCATCGGCGCTAAGCCGAATAGGCATTTTCTGACTGGTGGCGTTGGTCATTCCGGCTTCCTTTCCGCAGGGTGAAGGGCGTCCTTGACGCGCTGATGCAGCATCAGGTTTTCGGTCATCAGCTTGCCGAGGATGTCAGGACGAATTGGCAGGTTTTCGAGGATGGTCATGCGCTGAACCTCAGTTCGGTCGGATCGGCCATGCCGTGCAGGGTCTGTTCGATGTCCGCGCCACGTTCGGTGCGGCTGCTGCGCGCCCTGTCGGTCCAATTCTTTTCGCGCAGAACCCGCGCAACGTGGCGGCCAGACAGGTTCCAAGCACTGGCGGCGGGATACCGGCTGGACAAATCCTCGGCGATTTGGGCCGCGCTGCGGGACCAACCGTGCAGATCGCAATCGTGCTTGATGAACGCCGCCAGGGCCATGCTGCGCGGGCTCATGCGAAGATCCACCAGACGAAGGCACCGCCGCAGAATGTTCCCAGAATTCCAGCCATGAAGGCGAGCATGTCGCCCTTGGTCAGCACGGGGCGCAACGGATCGGGAAAGCTGTCGACGGCGGGCAGGTCGATGGGCAGGTGGCCCCCTGCCCCATCCGGGCTGTCATCGATCTTGTCGCGCACATCCATCAGAGCGGCCTCCGCGTAACGTTCGCCGCGCTGCGTCGCTGGACGATGCGGAAGCCCGCGTGATTGGCGGCGACCAGCCATGCCATGCGGCGGATGCTTTCGGGCAGGCGGGCAGCCAGATCAGGCGACGCCACGAGCGCCATCGCATCGGCGACAGCGGCAGGCGTCACAGGAAGGGACAGGTTCAGGGTCGGGCGCATGGCCGTGATCTCCATCGGGTTGCGATAGGATCAAAAGCTATGTTGGCAAATGCCAAACGTCAATCTCTAAAGTTGGCAATCGCCAAATTTCGATCTAGGATTGGCAATAGGGGTGAAGCTTGTGCAGTATGCGCATGTTCGCTTAATGTTCTTATTGAGAGGGTATCGAGGACACCATGATTAGCGGAGGCAGCTTCAAAGACATCCTGGATCAGCTATCAGACGAATCACTGATCAGTCTTGCGCGCTGCCTTCGCTTTCCTGCTGAGCCAAAAGAAACCGGGCAAATCCTTCCAACTGCTTCTGCTGATCTGGTGCCAACCGGTCGAAAGTCGACAAAATCCAGTTCTTAGCAGACTGCGGATCCGGCTCATCACCATAAATCAGGTAGCTTACCGTCACGCCTAGCGCGACTGCTACTCGCTCAATGTCGGGCCCGTTTGGCTTCGCGTTATCGCGAATGAACCATGGGTTAAGACGGTGATATGGTATGTTTGTCCGGCGCGCCAATTCGGCCCGGTTCAAGCCCTGCTGGTTCATAAGCGCGTCAATGCGCTGAGCTATTGCACTCATTTTCATAGATTAAGAATAGCTTTAGGCGATTGCCAAGCGCAATTTGGCAATCGCCTATTGACTATAGTTGGCAATTGCCAAATATAGCACACATGGATGCAAACACGATCATCTCTGAGATTGAGCAATATAGCGCCGCCAGCGGCCTCAAGGCTTCTACGGTCTGCCAACGAGCCTTTGGCAACGCGCGTTACTTGAACCGCCTTAATTCCCGCCTTGAGCGACTGAACGAGGAATTGGAACGGTTCAGATTGTTCGCGGCAAACAACCCGCCAAATGCGGATGGTGTGAGAACGCAACCTGATCATCAACCTTTTAACCAAGAGCCCTCTCATGACACTTCCCCTGCAAAGACTGCGCCTGACGCAGCCTGACGGCGCGTGCCGTCAAATGTCCCAGGCCAACCCGTTTGACGGTCGCGGTCGCGGTCGCGATGCCGCCCGCCGCGCCCATCTGGATCACGGCGCCGATCGCGCTGCCTTCTTGCGCCGCTGGTCGCTGCTGATGATCGCCAGCTTTGCCAGCCGCGAGGTCTGCGCCGTGCATTTCGGCGTCACCTTCCAGACGGCCTGCAATTGGTTCGACGGGCTGAACGCGCCCTATGGCCACCATGTCGATCACGCGACGCGGACCTTGGCCCGTTACGCCGAGATCATGCAGGGCGAATGATGGTTTTCGGGACATCAGGACACCCGAAGGTGGATGAGATGGGCAGGAAGCATGGCCCGTCCAGGGGTATCACCCCCCACCCAAGCCGCAATTCCGCCCGCCTTCGGGTGAAGAACAGGAAGACCGGGATTGCGGAACCTGCGGCTGGCCCGGCCGAGAGCTGCCCCTTGGCAGCAGGGCATCCTTTTCCGGTCCGGGCACAGCCTGTCCTGCACCGGCACCTGGCGCGGCGGTCCTAGACGCCGCCGCGTCCTTTTCATTCCCATCCGCACCGTCCCACCGGCGCGGTTTCCCCGGGGCGCCTGTCCCTCCTCCCCCATGCAGGCGTCCCGGCCGAGTTCCAGAGGTCCAGATGGCATATCGCAATCGTATCGCTGCCCGGCTGATCACCCTGGGCCTGGCCCTGCGCGCCAAGCTGGGCGAGCCGGACCCCGAGACGTTGGCCCGCGCCGTCGTGACGATCGGCGAAAGCTTCGATCACGATGACCCGCTGGCGGTCGAGCTGCGGCGCTTTGCCGAGATGTTCCCGCTGGCCCGTCGCAATCCAGAGCTTTTGAAAACCGCTGGCGAAGCGCTGTTTCGTGCCGTCGAGCGGTCCTGCTGGCCCGCGCGCACCCTGCGCGCCGATATCGAGGGTTGATCCATGAAGCTGACGCATTTCGATCGCGCGCTGATCCATGGCCTTGCCGTGCTGTCGCGCCCGCCGCTGATCCCGGATGATGGTGAGCACCGCATGCTGACCGCCATCGTCGAAGAGTGCGCCGCGAGGGCCAGCAAGGAAGGCGCGATGATCCCGCTGATCGGCGCTGCCGGTATGGTCGGGCGCACCTGCCAGATCCACCGCGGCGTCGTTCATCAGATCGCAGCCGCCATGAACGATTTCGACCGGTGGGCGCTTGGCGCGCATTGGGATGCGGCGCGGGGGCAGAAATGACCCGTCTCACGCCCCGCCCCACCCTGATCCCGCTTGCCCTGCTGCGCGACCTGGCCGCTGTGGTGCTGGACCCGATGCGCCCCGCCCAGTTCGTGGACCTGGCCGAGATGATGGCAGGTTGCAGCCAGCAGGTCGCGTCCCTTCCCTTGCCTGCAGCTGCTGTCCCCGTTCCCGAGCTTGCCTCGACAACCGGCAAGAAGGGTCTGCCCTGGACCATCGAGGAACTGGAAAGCGCCCGCGCCATGCTGAACGCGGGCAAGGGCCCGTCCGAGGTCGCGCGCCATCTGGGGCGTCCAGTTGCGGCCACGCAGGTCGCCATCAAGCGCTATGGCGTTCGTGGCGACACCCCCATCATCGCGCCCGGGCGGCCCAAGGGTCGCTTCCAACCGAAGGCCGAGACTGCTGCCCGCGCGCCGGAAGCTGGCAAGACGTCCCAGAGAGGCCGCTTTGCGGGGGTGAAGCCCGAGGATCGCAAGGCTGATATCCGCATCGATGCCTGGTCGGAGGAGGATCGGGCGCAGCTGTCGAAGATGAAAGAAGAACGTCAAAGCCTGTCCAAGATCGGCAAGGCACTGGGGCGTTCTCCCGAAGCATGCCGGGGGCAGCTGAAGCTGATGCGTGCGGCAGATGCCCCGGTCGCATCGGCCAGCGCTACCTGGACCGAAGGCGAACGTCAGCACCTGTTGGAAGCCCGCGCCAAGGGTGTCCCCTTCAAGGTCATCGCAGAAGAGTTGGGAAGGACGGTCCGGGCCTGCGAACAACGCTTCGCCAAGCTGTGCAAAAGCACACACGCACCTGCGCCCAAGGTGACCGCATCGACATTGGATAAGCCCGCGCGACCCGTTCAGCCCAAGGCTGTTCTGCCTGCCCCCGTGGCCCAAGCAAACGCCGCTTATGCCACCACCCCGGCGAAGGCGTCAGCAAAGGCCGAGGTTGCCCCGCATGCTGCGACCTTGAATGAAAAGCAGCGCCGCATCCTCGACGGTCTTTGCAAGCTTTCGGACGACTTCGAACCCGAAGATGACCTGCTTCTGGCGGAAGGTCTGATCGGGCGCCGGGCGCTTGAGCTGATCGCCGACGAGTTGGGTTGCGAGACCAAGGACGTCAAGGATCGCTGGAGGGCGATGATGTTCGAGGATGTCGTCGATTGGCGTGGCCACCCGACCATCGGCGGTCAGTCCGATCTGCTGACCGCGCTGCGGGCGCGTGTTCAAGCCGGAGACGCGGCACATGGCTGATGATCCCCGCATCCAGGAGGCCCACCGGATCCCGATGTTGGATCTGGTCGATCGGCTCGACCTGCGCGGTCTGGTCCGGACCAGCGGTGAACTGGTCGGGCCATGCCCCGGATGCGGGGGCAAGGATCGGTTTTCGATCAATCCGCAGAAGGCGGTGATCTATTGCCGCAAATGCGACGCAAGGGGCGATCAGATTGCGCTGGTGCGCCTGGCGCTTGGTCTGGATTTTCGGGCCGCGCTGGAATGGCTGGTCGGGCCGGTGCAGGAACTGACCCCGGCACAACGCGATGAACGCCAGCGCCGCGCCGATGAGGCCAAGCGCAAGCAGCGCGACTATGAGCGCAAGGCCCGCGAAAGTTCGATCCGCACCGCCCGCGACATCTGGTTCGCAGCCAAGCCCGCCGAGGGCAGCCCTGTGCGGGATTATCTGGCAGTGCGCGGCATCACCGCCGCTCTGCTGCCCATCCTGCCGCACTGCCTGCGCTTCGAGCCGGAAGCACGCTATGTCATTCCGGTCGAGGGTCAGCAGAACCGCTGGCAGACCCTGCATGTCGGCCCGGCCATGGTTGGCGCGGTCGTCGATGCGCAGGGTCGCGTGACTGCCGTCCATCGCACCTGGATCGACCTGACCCAGCCCAAGGGAAAACTGGTCATTCCGGATCCCCGCAAGCCGGGCGAAACGCTGCCGGCCAAGAAGGTGCTTGGGTCGAAGAAGGGCGGCGCGATCCGCCTGAGTGCCCCGCGCGAGGCCCGGATGATGGTCATGGGCGAAGGTCTTGAAACCACGGCCACCGCCCTTGTGGCGCACCCTTATGACGAACCCGTCGCCTATTGGTGCGGGGTCGATCTGGGCAACATGTCCGGGATCCGCATGAAGGGCAAAGGCCTGAAGTACGACGGCATCCCCGATCTGACCGACACCGAGGCATGGGTGCCGCCGCCATGGGTGCAGCGGCTGGTCTTCCTGCAGGACGGCGACAGCGAGCCGCGCCTGACCCGCGCCAAGCTTCTTTCCGGCCTGCGCCGTGCCATCGCGCACCGCCCTGGCCTGACCGCCGCCATCGTCCATCCGGGCGAAGGCATCGACATGAATGATCTGCTGATGGGTGCCGCCCCCGTCGGCATGGAAGGCGAATGATGACGAACGGAATCGACAAGGTGCGGGCCGCGCTGACCCCGCAAGAGGAAGTCGCCCTGCCCGAGGGCATGGAGATCCCGCAGGAGGACGAAACCGTCCCCGAGGATTACATGCCGCCCCCGCCGCCCCCCGAGGATGACGGGCGGGGATCCTCGGACGAGCCTCTCAATCCGATCGAACTGGCCGCCCGCGAACCGTTGAACGACATCGGCAACGGCAACCGCTTCCGCATCCATTTCGGCCAGGACATCTGCTATGTCGCGCAGGTCGGCTGGCACATCTGGGACAGCCGCCGCTGGCTGAAGGATGCCGAGATCAGCAAGGGCGTCTCGCCCCGCATCCGGCAGCTGGCCCAGAAGATGTCCGCGCTGATCGAGCAGGAGATCGACTTCATCCAGCCGTCGAAACGCGACCGCCAGCTGCTGGACGAGGAACGCGCCCTGCGCCAGCGTCGGATCGAGATCGAGGGCACGGCAGCCTATGCCGACGACGAGGCGCTGACGACCGAGTTGGGTAACATCGCGGGTCGCCTGCGGGCCATCGATGGCGCCCTGAAATCGCACAAGTCCCTGATCGGCCGGCGGCTGACCCATGCCAAGAACGCCGGCAATTCGGGGCCGATGACCAACATGGCAGCCGAGGCCCAGGTCGAGCTGGCCCGAAGCGTTGACGAGATGGACCGTGGCGATCTGGACATCAACACCCTCTCGGGCGTGTTGCGCTTCAGCAAGGCCCCCGACCCCACCTCTGGCATGTCCAGCATGCCCAGGGTCGAGCTTGTCGCCCATGACCGGACGCAACAGCTGACGAAGATCATGCCGGTCGAATACGACCCTGCGGCCAAATGCGAACGCTTCGATGCCTTCCTGAAGCAGATCCAGCCCAATATCGAGATGCGCCGCTTCCTGCAGCGCTGGTTCGGCCTGAGCATGACCGGCCTCGATGTCCAGAAGCTGGCCTTCTTCCATGGCGGCGGCGCGAACGGCAAGTCGGTCCTGGTCGACCTGATGGCGCGGATCTTCGGCGATTATGCCGCGACCGCCAAGATCGAGTCGCTGACCGGCAAGAACAAGAAGTCCGGCTCCGATTCACAGCCAGACCTGATCCCGCTGATCGCCGCGCGCTTCGTGCGGACCTCGGAGCCCGAGGAAGGCGAGCGGCTGCAGGAAGGGCTGGTCAAGGCGCTGACCGGCGGCGAGCCGATGATGATCCGGGATCTCTTCTCGGGGATGATCACCTTCCAGCCGATCTTCAAGCTGACCATCTCGGGCAACCACCTGCCCGACATCCGCGGCGGCGACGACGGGATCTGGCGGCGCGTCATGCTGGTCCAGTTCCCCGTGCAGATCCCGGTTGAGAAACGACTGCCCAAGAAGCAGTTGGACGACATGCTGTGGCAGGAGCGGTCCGGCATCCTGAACTGGCTGGTCGAGGGGCTGATCGATTACCTGGACGGCGGGTTGCAGGAGCCGATCGAGGTCACCTCCGCCACCGATGGCTATCGCAAGGAAAGCGATCCGATCGGCACCTTCCTGACCGATGCGACCGAGGTCACCGGTTACGAGGGCGACTTCATGACCGCCAAGGAGCTGATCGAGGCCTTCAACTTCTGGATCGAGGAACGCGGCGAGACCCGATGGGGCAACCGCACGGTGTCGCTGCGCCTGAAGAGCAAGGCCGACGCGTCCTGGCGCCATCCGGAAAGCCAGAAGACCTTCAGCCCCGGCAAGTCCGGCGTCACCGGCTATCGCGGCATCCGCCTGACCTACGAGTTCTCGGGCCGCATGCGCGATGCCGAGGCACGGGAGAGCGCGTCCGCATGGCCCAGATGACCCCGCACCCCCTCTTCGATGGAACCACGACTTGGCGGGCCTGCGGGCCCGTCACGCATGTCAGGGCCGGTGTTTGGGCCGGACGGGCGCGAGTGAGAAGGCCGCAGGGCGTGACAACATGCGGGGTCAGGGGGCCGACGAATGAATAAGATCAAGGTGTTAAGGGTAAAATCTGGGCTTGAGGGCCTGACGGGCCTGAAATTGCGAGGCACGTGCGCGCGCGTATTCCCCAAGGGGTCAGGGAGAAAGCCATCCTTCACATAACTGGAAATCTCAAGCCTTTCAGACCCTCAAGCCCAAAAACAAGACCTAACCCATTGATAAGAAAAGAACCGGGCCAAGAAAAACCCCGATCAACTCAAACCCTGTTTCTCAGCTTCAAGCCCGTCAAGCCCAAGTCCCAAACGATGAAATCCAAAGGTAGTGTTCAGATGAAACCGAACCACAACATGAAGTGCAAAGCCGATCAAACCGGGACGTATCTGGACCGGCTGGCTGCCGAAGCGGACGCTGCTGCGCAGGGTGCCGCCGTTCGCCCCGTGGTGGCCGAGGCGCTGCGCCTGCGGGCGGCACAGGCGGCGGCAGCCATCCCTGCGGCCTGTGGCCCGGACATCGCCCCCGCGCCCGCACGGGGCGGCTTCGTGCTGGTCCGGAACGTCGAGCTGCTGCCGGTCGGCACCGACAAAGTGGAGGCCGTCCATCGCGGCTATGGCGGCCGCGAGGCCATCCGCCGGGCCGATGCCTTCGACGCCATGCTGGCCGCGGCTGCACGACGAAAGCAACCTGCGCCCCTGACGCCCGGGCAGATCGCCATCGGTCGCCGCTATCACGACCTGGTCGAACTGCTGAGCGCCGACGGCACCAAGCTCTCCAGCCTGCAGGCCCGCAAGGGTGGCCCGGATGGCCGCGACTGGATGGATCGGCGGCTGGAGCTGTCAGCCGAGCTGGAGCGCATGCGCAAAAGCATTGGAGCGGGCGTGGCCATGAGTGTCCGCCGGGTGCGGCCATCGGCGCGGGGTGCGACGTCTGCCAGGATCATCACCGATCGATCACTGCTTGATGCCGTATGCCTTAAAGGGCGCGGGTTGGCAGATGTCTTGGTTTTCCATGGGTGGTCTGTGAAGGGCGCGCATCGCGATGCGCTGTCACAGGCGCTGAGCGCCGCACTGGACCGCATGATCGGATATCGGGGCTGAAAAAGCTCTTGACCGCTTAGGTCCGTCTGTGAGAGAGAAATAAATATTATCCAGACGTGCGCCCGCCGGGAAGTTCCCTAGCGGGCGTTCGTCTTTTCGAAGTGCTTGCAAGGTCATCTTGAGTTCATAGGCTACTTCTCTCCGCAGTCTTAGTTCCTCAGGAGCTCGATTGGCTAAGGCAGCGCCGTCCGTTTGCTAGAAGCTATAGCATCTGAAGTGCCTGCCAAGGTTCGCGGCGAAGGATTTCGGTTGCCACGTGCCGCCCAGAGTATCGACTCTGCATTCAAAAATGCTCATCATCGTTGAACTGCGTCACGACGGCGTGGGAGGAGAGGCATGACGCGTCAAACCAGAACGTCCGACAGCCCAGCTGATATGGATGGTCGGCGGCAGAAGTTGCTGCGGTATCTGATGAAGAGGCGCCGTCGTTTGCTGAAAGAAGCAGATGAGGTTTTGAGTGACGTCGAGAAAGCAGAGCGAGACATCCGACAAGGAGCAAGGCGAGCAGGTTCAAAGTTCCGTCTATGATTTTCTATATCACGATGGGCGACGAATTGCTTCGTTCCTGGCGCAGTTCGATTCATCCGGGGCGCTGACGCAGATCACAGAAGGCCGACACGTCGAGAAAGCGACAGGCGACCTTAGTCGCCTTGAAGGCAGTGCTAGTGCGATGGGTCTTGCAAAAGGATTGATTTCCTCGACAGCCGACATTCGGAAGCGCACCCAAGATGATGTGATGCGCGTATATGATCCTACTTGGGCGAATGCGCGCGAATTTCTTGATCTTGCTGAAGGTGCGGGCCTCATTCAGCGCGATGTTTCGACTGCCTCGGTGGGACAACTCGTCCTATGTCAAGGTTCCCTTACGGTGAAAAATCTGCAGCTTCTGACCAGCATCTGGAGTTCACCTTCTGCTAAGAAAATGATGGCCGATGGGGTGAAGCAGAATTCGGTTCCACCCCTAGGACGGAATGGGCAGAAAGATCCAAATCTGAGGGCCCTGCATGATGCTGCAGTACAAGCAGCTAAAACTATGCGTAATGGGTTGGATTTGTTCATGGACCTGGTGCCCACCTTCCCGCACACGGTTCAAGCAACCATATCGGGAGATGAAGCCGTGTGGTGTAGCCTTCTTCCAGACGGGCTGACGTTCGATCCATCAGACATCACTCTGAAATTTTCGAAACACCTCCCCGGGACTTGGTCTGCTATTGGAATACTTGACGCATTGCCTGACGAACAGCCAGATGGGGACATCAAACAGGTCGACTATCTGAGCGGCGCCGCTATGGCAAAGTTAGACGATGCTATTACGCCAATGATTAGGATGTTTTTAGGCCGCCCATATGAAGCCTACGGAATCACGCCTCTTCTAGTCTTTCGTGAGATTGGAGCACGCTGATTTCCACTTTGAGATCTTGAGCTCTACGGCCCCTCTTATACCGCACCCAACAATGTTCAAGCTCTTGGCCCACCCGGCCTATCCTTTGGCCGGGCAGATAAGCTTCAGACCGGCACTTGAGGGTCCGTGTCCGTGAGACTTGCATCTCCCGCAATCAAAGGCCGTAAGAGCTCTATAGAAACGAGGCGTCGATGCTAAAGCTCGCGATCAACGACGCCGACCTGCAGCGGAACCTGCGCCAGCTGGCAGACAAGGATGCACGACAGGCAGCGGCATGGGCACTGAACGACACGGCTGCCGATGTCCTGACGCATGTCCAGAACCGGATGGACGCGGTCTTCGACCGGCCCACGCGGTTCACCAAGAACGCATTCATGGTCTGGCGGGCCAAGCCGAACAGTCTTGAAGCTTCCGTCATGGAACGACCCTCGGTCGGGCGACGGCATTACCTGAAGATGCAGGAGCTGGGCGGTGCACGGGGCCAGACGGGGCTCGAAGCGCTGCTGTCCTCGCGGCTGGCTTATGACGGCATCATCCAGTCGGCCATCCCGGCGGAGGGTGCCAAGCTGAACGCCTATGGCAACTGGCAGACGGGAGAGCGCAACCAGGCACTGTCGGCGGTCCAGGCGCAGCGCGACGACCGGACCAATACCACGGCCACGGCACGCAAACGCCATCGCAAGCGGGCCGGCTTCTTCGTGCCGAAGTCCGGATCGGGTCTTTCGCCGGGGATATGGAAGCGGGCACCGGATGGCACGATCAGCAAGGTGCTGCACTTCAGTGCCGTCGCTCCGGTCTATTCGGAGCGGCTCGGGTTTCAGGACGGTGCAGCCGAGGTCTATCGGGCCCGGCTGCCGGAACACCTGACCCGCACCTTCGCGCGGATGGTCCAGAGGGTGGCCGAACGCGGCTGACCGCCCTGCCCCCGCGGGTCCTTCCTGGCAAGGAACCGCACGGGGGTAATTCGCACCCCGGTACATTCCTGATCGCGATCCTGGTCCGGGGTTGTGGTTCGGGTTGTTGTTGTTGTCATTACAGGAAAGCTCATGACCACCATCACGCTCGAGGATGGGAGCGTGCTGGATGTCGGGCGCCATCCGCTGCCGGATGGGGTCGTCGATGACGGCACGCCCCTCAACAGATCGCAGCTTGCCCGCGCCTTCGGCGTCTCGGAGAACACCGTGGCCAAGTGGATCGGGCTTGGCCTGCCCGCGATCACCACCGGCGCGAACGGGGTCGCCTACGAGTTCCGGCTGTCTCACTGCTGGGCCTGGAAGCAGGACCGCGACGAACGCCACCGGGCGGCCAAGTCCAGGGGCGACCAGCTGGCCGCGCAGGCGGCGCTGGCCTTCCGCAATCTCGACGAGGACCAGGCCGAGGAAGAGGGCGAGCTGACCGCCGACGATCTGCGCAAGTGGTCGGAGGCCGAGTATCACCGCAACCGCGTTGCCGAACAGCGCGGCGATCTCTTGCGCGCCGACCGGATGCGCCAGCTGGTCGAGGACATGTTCGTGACCTTCGGCGCCGAGATGGACACGCTGCCCGATTTTGCCGAGATGACCTTCGGCCTCTCCGCCGCGCAGGTGGCGCAGCTCGAGGAGCGCTGCGACCAGATGCGCGCCGAGGTGCGCCGCCTGATCGAGGCGCGGCTCGGGCGCCCCGGCGCCGTGGTCGCCCTGCCCGGTCGCCAGTCGGAGCTGGATGTCTGATGGTCGAGATGATGGACCGGGGCTTTTCCGCACTGACGCGCATCCCGCCGCTGCCGCCGTTCCTGACGCCGGAGGAGCTGGTCGCGGATGCGCTTCCGCTTCTCGATCCGCCAAGCCGGGTGACGGTCACCGATGCCGCCGAGCGCGCACTGCGGGTGCCGGTGGCCGGCAAGTGGTCGGCGTATGACCGGGCCGTCGCGCCCTACACGATCGAGCCGCAGGACATGTCGCAGTCCCGGCGCTTCAAGGCGGTGGTCTTCGTCGGCCCCTCGCAGAGCGGCAAGAGCCAGATGCTGCTCTCGGTCTCGGCCTATGCGATCACCTGCGCGCCGGGCCCGGTGCAGCTGATCCACATGACCAAGACCGATGCGGATGCCTGGGTCGAGGAGAAGCTGGACCCGGCCATCATCAACAGCCCGCTGCTGCTGGAGCGGCTTGGTCGGGCGCGCGATGACAGCACCTTCAGCCGCAAGCGGTTCAAGGGGATGCGGCTCGGCATCGGCTATCCGGTACCGAACCAGCTGTCGTCCCGCTCGCAGCGGCTGGTGCTGCTGACCGATTACGACCACATGCCCCAGAGGCTGGGGCCGAAGGATGCCCCCGAAGCCTCGCCCTTCAGCATGGCGCTGGCGCGGATCCGGACCTTCCTGTCGCGCGGATGCGTGATGGCCGAAAGCACGCCCGCCTTTCCGGTTGACGAGGCCAAGCAGCGGCCCGTGACCGGGCTGGACCCGCATCTGCTGCCGCCGACCACGGCGGGGATCGTGAACCTCTACAACGAGGGCACGCGGGCACGCTGGTACTGGGAATGCCTCGACTGCGCCGGGCTCTTCGAACCGACCTATGATCGGCTGGACTACAACCGCGACCTGGACCCCGGCGAAGCTGCCGACAGCGCGGTCATGGTCTGCCCGCATTGCGGGTCGGTGATCGAGCATCGCCAGAAGGCAGAGATGAACCGTCGCGCCTCCGAGGGCCAAGGCGGCTGGCTGCATGAGAGCCGGATCGTCGACGCGGATGGCAAGCGCCAACTCTGCCGGATCGACGATCCGCAGATCCGCAACGTCTCGATCGTCAGCTATGCGCTGAACGGCGTCGTGGCAGCCTTCGCATCCTGGCAGGGACTGGTCGAGCGCTACGAGGCCGCGCGCCGGGTGCTGGAGGCCACGGGCGACGAGACCGACTTTGCCGGCGTCCACTACACCGAGCTGGGCATCCCCTATCAGCGCCCAAAGGACGAGGACGAGAACGCGGTCACGGTCGAGAGCCTGACCGGCAACGCGATGAAACTGCCACGCGGGGTCGCCCCGCATTGGGCGCGGTTCGTTACCGTGATGGTCGACGTGCAGGGCAACCGCTTCGAGGTCATGGTCATGGCCTGGGGCGCGGAAGGCGAACGGGTGGCGATCGAGCGCTATGCGATCCACCAGCCGCCCGACGATGCGCCGCGCGCCAGGGGCGAGGATGGCAAGTATCGCGGGATCGATCCCGGCCGTTACGCCGAGGATGCCCAGGTGCTGACCGAACTGGCCGAAAGGGTGTTTGCGGTCGATGGTGCGGCCTGGGGCCTGAAGCCCGTGGGCGTGGTCATCGACTTCAACGGCCCCAAGGGCTGGTCGGACAATGCCGAAAAGTTCTGGCGTGCCCGCGCGCGCGAGGGTCTGGGCGGGCGGTTCTATCTCTCGATCGGCCGATCGGGGCTGAACCAGCGCGACCGGGTCTGGCACGAAGCCCCCGAACGCGCCTCGGGTGGCAGGAAAGCCCGGGGCATCAAACTGCTGAACATGGCTGTGGACCGGCTGAAGGACAGCGTCTCGGCGGCACTGGCGCGGACCGACACGGCGACCAACGCCCAGCATGTTCCCTCCTGGATGGAGGCCGAGCATGTGGCCGAACTGCTGGCCGAGGAGCGCGGCGAGAAGGGTTGGGTCCTGAAGCCCGGCCAGACCCGGAACGAGAGCCTCGATCATTCGGTGCAGGGCCTGGCGCTGGCCGAGTTCCTGGGCCTGAACCGCGTCAACTGGGAGGCCCCGCCCGCCTGGTGCGTGCTCGGCCCCGACAATGCCAATGCCGTTCCGCTGGAGCGGCCCAATGATCCGGGCAGCGCGCGCGATCTGCCCGCGCCGTCGCGCCCCAAACGCATCGGCTACCTGAGGAGATGACATGGCCTATACCCAAGCCGATGCCGACCGGCTCCGCGGCGCCATTGCCAAGGGCGTGGCCTCGGCCGAGCTGAACGGCGAGAAGCTGACCTTCCGGTCGCTCGCCGACATGCGCGCCACGCTGGCGATGATCGAGGCCGAGCTGGCCGGCGCGGTGGGCGGTGCGGCCCGCGTCAGCTATCCCCGCACCACGCGGGGTCTCTAAATGAACCTGATCGACCGCACCATCGGCTTCTTCGCGCCTGCCGCGGGTCTGCGGCGGGCGACGGCACGCGCGCAGACCGCGGTGGTGATGAACTACGACGCCGCCTCGCGGGGGCGCCGCACCTATGGCTGGAAGGCCCCGGCCACATCGGCCGATGCGGCGGCCTTCGGGTCGCGCGAACGCCTGCGCCAGCTGTCGCGCGACATGGTCCGCAATCGGGCCTATGCGGCGCGTGCCCGCGATGTCATCGTTGCCAATGTCGTAGGTGAAGGCATCGTTCCTTCGGTTCGTGCCGGCAGTGACGACATCAAGGCGCTGGTGAAGGATCTGGTCGAGCGTCACCTCCTGAACGTGCGCTTCGACGCGGGTGAGGAATATGACCTGCTGGAGATGCAGCAGATCTGCATCTCCACCGTCTTCACCGATGGCGAGGTGCTGATCCGCCGGCGCATGCGGCGTGGCGGATTTGGTCGGCATCTGGCTTTGCCCTATCAAGTCGAGCTGGTCGAGGTGGATTGCCTGGACACCACGGTCCAGAGCTGGGGCGAGAACCTGGTGGTCGAGGGGGTCGAATACGGGCCCACCGGCGCGATCGAGGCCTATCATCTCTTCAACGAACACCCCGGTGCGGTGCGACACCGCAAGCCGCTGCAATCGACCCGTGTGCACTGGTCCGACATCATTCACCTGCGCCGCTTCGATCGTCCCGGCCAACTGCGCGGCGTGCCTTGGCTGGCGCCCGTGATGATGACCTTGGGCGAGCTCGGCGATTACCAGGAGGCGCAGATCCTCAAGCAGCGCATCTCGGCGCTGATGGCGATCGTTCTTAAATACGCGACCGGCTCGACCCGGCCCGCCAATGCCGGATCGGGGCTGGAGGATCTGGCCCCCGGCGCGGTGGTCGAACTGCCCGAAGGGGCAGAGCCCACCGTGGTGCAGCCGCCCTCCGTCGATGGCTATGACGAGTTCATGGGGCGCGGGTTGCGCACCGTCGCAGCGGGGCTTGGCATCACCTACGAGGCGCTGACCGCCGATCTGCGCGGGGTGAACTTCTCGTCCGGCCGCATGGGGCGCAACGAGATGGACCGGCTGGTGCGCATGTGGCAGCGCGGCTTGATGATCATGCAGCTGGGCGAAGGCATCGAGCGCTGGTTCCGCGAGGGCCTGCTGCTGGCCGGATATCGCGATCTTGACTTTACCCTCGACTGGACGCCGCCCCGTCGCATCCTGGTCGATCCTGTCAAGGAGATCCCGGCGATGATCGAGGAGGTCGACGCCGGGCTGAACAGCCGCCAGGGCGTCCAGCGCGAACTGGGTCGTGATCCCGACCGGATCCGCGAGGAGCGTCAACAGGACGCGGAGGCCGATCGCAAATACGGCATCGCAGCAGACAAGACAGCCAAACAACGGTCGGACCCCAAATCGGAAAAGGACGATGATGATGCGAACGGGCAGTGACCTGATCTTCAACGGCGAGCTGATCCTCAGCGGCAGCGTGATCGACGATAGCCAAGTCGGCTGGATGTGGGAGGAGGATGTGTTCTTCGCGCCATCGCTCGTCCGCCAGGCGCTTGGGCAGTTGAGCGAAGGCCGCGTGACGGTCCGGATCAACTCGGTCGGCGGTCACGCGAATGCGGGTGAACAGATCCGCGCCATGCTGGCCGCCCATCCCGGTGGCTGCCGGATCATCGTCGAGGGGCTTGCCGCCTCGGCGGCCTCCCTGATCCTGATGGCCGGGGTCGAGCGGATCATGTCGGCAGGTTCGCATATCATGATCCACGATCCCCTGGGCGTGATCATCGGCAACGAAGACGATGCCCGCCGGCATGCGGACCATCTCTCGCTGGAAGCCAATACCTATGCCGCCGTCTATGCGGCCGCATCCGGAAAGACGGTCGAGGAGGTCCGCGCGCTGATGAAGGCCGAGACCTGGTTCGGCCCGGAAACTGCGGTCGCGGAGGGTTTCGCCGACCGTGTTGAGGAACCCGTGACGGCCATCGCAATCGAGGTTCCCCGCGAAATGACCGCCGCCCGGCAGCATTACATGGCTGGCTGCGCCCAGCTGCGCGAGCGGCTGGCGGCCAACAACCCACAGTCGCGTGCTGCACGGCCCGCGTCTTCCCCCGCCGCCGCTGGCGGTCAATCCACCATGGAGGGCAACATGCCTCAGGACGACACGAACCCGACGCCGGCGGCAAACCCGGCCACCCCGACGCCGACCCCTGCTCCGGCTCAGATGCAGGCCAGCCCCGACAGCATCGTCGCCCAGGAACGCGCCCGCGTGCGCGCCATCCGCGAGATGTCCGCCCCTCATGTGACCTCGGGTCGCCTGATGCAGGCCGATGTCGATGCCTTGATCGATGAAGGGGTCGGGGCGAACGAGGCTGGCACCCGTCTGATGGCCACGATGGCCGCGCAGGAACCCCTCGGCCGCAGCGCGCCGCAGGGCAACGGCCCGCGCAGCAGCATCCAGCGCGATGAGGGCGAGACCCGCGTCACCGCGATGATCGGCGCGCTGATGGGCGAGACCGAGGGACCCGCTACCCAGTTCCGCGGCATGCGCCTGCGGCATCTGGCGATGGAGCTGGCCGGATCGGGTCGTGGCTACAACGATACCGACACGATCCGCCGTGGCATGCGCGCCACATCGATGATGGGCGGGGCTTACGGCGTCAGCGACTTCGCCTATATCACCACCGAGGTGATGAACCGATCGCTGCAGCAGGCCTATCAGCGCCGCAATGCCAGCTGGCAGCTGGTGACCGGTGCCCCCCTGACCGCGACCGATTTCCGCGAGTTGCACTCGGTGCGCTTCGGTGGCGACTTCAGCCTGAAGCCGGTCAAGGAAAACGGCGAATACCAGTCGGCAGTCCTTGCCGATGAAACCGAAGGCCTGAAGGTCGAGCGCCGGGGCCGCACCATCAACCTGACCTTCGAAGCGGTGGTGAACGACGACATGGGGGCCTTCCAGCGCATCCCCACCGAGTTCGCCATGGCCGCGCGCACCATGGAGAACAGCATGGTCTGGTCGCTGCTGCGCGCCAACGCCAAGCTGAAATCGGATGGCAAGGCACTGTTCCACACCGATCATGGCAACCTGGCCGGATCCAATGCCGCCATCACCGCCGCTGCGGTCGCCGCCGCGCGCAAGGCCATGTGGGAGCAGCGTGCCTTCGGCACCGCCGACAAGGACGACTTCCTGCAGATCGAGCCGGACCGCCTGATCGTGCCGCCTGCGCTGGAGCTGGTGGCGCTGCAGTTCGCCACCCTGACCACGCCGGCAACCGACGGCACGACCAACCCCTACAAGGCCAGCCTGACCCCTGCCGTGGTGCCGAACCTCGGCGCGGCGGCCGGCGGATCGGACACGGCCTGGTATCTGATCTCGTCGGACATGCCGCCGATCGCGCATGCCTATCTCGAGGGCTACGCGGCTCCGACCGTGCAGACCATCGAAGGCATGAACCCCGACATGGTCGTCATGAACGCCCGCCATATCTTCGGGGCCGCCGCCGTCGAGCACCGTGGCGCCTACAAGAACGCCGGCGCGTAAGACCGCCCGCATCCAGGCTCGATGACCGCGCCGCCCTCGGGCGGCGCTGGTCGTTCACCCCCATCATGAGGACTGCGAAATGAAGAATTACGTGCAACCGGGTGAGAACATCACCCTGACCATGACTGCGGACGTTGCCTCGGGTGCAGGCGTGCTGATCGGTTCCATATTCGGCGTCGCCCAGGGCAAGGCGCTGGCCGGTGAAGACCTGGTCCTGGTACGCCGCGGCATCTTCGACATGCCGAAGACCGCGGCGCAGGCATGGACCGTCGGTGCGAAGATCTACTGGGATGACACCAACAAGGTCTGCACCACGACCGCGACCGGCAACACACTGGTGGGTGCCGCGGTCGATGCGGCGGCGAACCCCTCGGGCGTGGGCCGGGTGCTGCTTGACGGCGTGATCCGCTGATGACCGGCTTCTTCGACGGCATGGCGGGTACGCTGTCGGGGATCTTTGGCGCCACCGTTCAATACGCCCCGCAGCGGGGCGTGTTGCGCGACATCGGCTCGATCTTCCGCGAGCAGCCGATCGAGGTGACCGGCGCGGATGGCCAGGTAGTGCTGATCGATGCGCCGACCTGGCGGGTCGAGCGGCACCTGGTGCCGGAACTGGCCCGCGATGACCAGATCCTCCTGCCCGATGGGCGGCTCTTCAAGGTGACGACGGTGCATCGGAGCGGATCGCCCGCGGAAGATGCCTTCGTCATTGCCGAGCTGCACCGGGTGGAGCTCTGATCATGGCCCATTACCGCAGCACTTTCCGTGCCACCGCGCGGGCGGCTCTGGCCGCCCATCCGCATTTTGCCGGCGTGCAGATCCTGAAGGTCTGGCCGGGCAGCGTCGATGCCGCCAGCCTGCCGGTGATCGGCGTCCTGACGCCCCAGGAACCCAGCCAGCGCGACAGCCAGCGATCGGTCACCCGTCGCACGCTCTTGCAGATCGCGCTGCGCCGCATCGGCGGCGACGAGATCGAGGACGTGCTGGACGAGGACAGCGCCATGATCGAGGCGATCATCAACGATGCCCTGCGGTCTGGCGAGACCCGCGCCCAGCTGGAGGAGACCTCGATCGTCAGCCACAGCCAGTCGGAGGCATTCGTCGGCACCCTTGTGATGAGCTTCCGGCTGCAAACCTGGCAGCCGGAAGCGACCCTGACCTGAACCCAAACCAAGGAGCATGACGCATGGACGGCATGATCGGCTATGAATCCACGGTGCGCATCGGGCGCACCCCCTCGGGCGGCGGTGCGCCCGTGATGACCGAACTGGCGCTGGTGGGCGATATCGAGGCCCCCGACGAGCAGGTCGACGAGGTGCAGGTCACCCATATGAAGTCGCCCGGCCGACGCCGCCAGTTCATCGCCGGGCTGATCGACAGCGGCGAGGTGACCGTGCCGATGAACTACATCCCCGGATCGCCGACCCATCTGCTGCTGAGCGAGATCAAGGCATCGGGCGAAGAGGTGCTGATCGAGTTCACGCTCGGGAAGACCGGCGAGCCGGAGACCTTCAGCGGCTTCCTGAAGGGCTATGCCCGCACTGCGCCCATCGACGACAAGATGACGGCCAGCGCCACCTTCCGCCTCTCCAGCTTCATCATCGCGGAGTGATCCGCATGGCAAACGTGACGGGCATCATCGAGACGAAGCATGCCGGCGCGACGTATCGGCTGACGCTCGGCATGTCGGGGCTGGCCAAGCTGCAGGAGGAATATGGCAAGGGTCTGGAGCCGCTGATCGCCATGGCCGAGGAGGGGCAAGTGCCGGACTTCGCCGTGCTGCTGCGGGTCACGCAGGTCGCGCTGGAACGCTTTCACTCCGACGCCGACCCCTACCTGGCCGATGACCTGTTGGCAGCCGACATGGGCGTCGCCGTCGCGGTCATGAATGCCGCTTTTGCAGGGCTTCAGGCGGCCACGCCGGGAAAGGCCGGGGGCGCGACCGCGTCGGGAAAGGCCACCGCGCCCCGCGGCAAGGCAAAGCCCGGCAAGCGGGGCTGAACATTCCCGAGCTCTACGAGGCCTGGCTGACCTTGGGCCTCGATCCCGACCGCTTCTGGCTGATCACCCCCGGCCTCTACATGATCGAGACGGGGGCCGCGCGCGCTCGTCTCGAGCGGCGGGACGAGATGACCCTGACCGCTGCCTGGCTGACCGCCAGCCTGCAGCGGGCCAAGAAAATCCCGCCGCTGAAGACGCTGCTGGGACGGGCCGATGCGAAGTCCGATATCGGCTTCTACCTGGCCGGGGCCAAGGCCGCCCTGCCCAAGGTCAAACTGAGCGACTGGATGGCCCGAAAGGCCAAGGTCCCGCCCCCTGAATAACGGAGAGTTCCATGTCGTCATCGCGTCTGATCGGTCGGCTTCGCGTCGTCATGGGGCTGGACGATGCGCGCTTCCGGCAGGGGCTTGGCGATGCCGCAACGGGGATGCGCCGGCTTGGCCAGGATCTGCAGCGGGTCGGGGCCGGCATCTCGGCCCGGGTGACGGCCCCAATCCTGGCGGCCGGTGCGGCAACGACGGCCGCATTCGTCAGCAGCGCCGACAACTTGGCCAATCTGCAGCGGCAATCCGACTTGGCGGGCATGTCCGCGCAGGACTTCAAGATCGCCGCGATGACCGTGCAGGATTACGGCATCGAGCAAGACAAGCTGGCCGATATCCTGAAGGACGTGAACGACAAGTTCGGCGACTTCGTGGCCACGGGCGCCGGGCCTTTGGCCGACTTCTTCGATAATATCGCACCGCAGGTCGGGCTGACCATCGACAGCTTTGAGGGGCTGTCATCCTCGGATGCGCTGGCGCTCTATGTCACGGCACTGGAAGACGCCAATGTCAGCCAGGCCGAGATGACCTTCTACATGGAGGCCTTGGCCAGCGATGCGACAGCGCTGATCCCGGCCTTCCGCAACAGCGGTGAAGAGATCCGCCAGACCGCCAAGCGCGCCCGCGAGCTGGGCCTCGAGATCAACGAGAGCCTGATCCAGGGCGCGCGCGATGTCCGCAAGGATTTTTCGCTGGTCTCCGGGGTTCTCTCGACGCAGCTGCAGCAGGCGATCATCGGTCTCGCGCCGGTCATGGCCACGCTGATGACCGAGCTGACGCCGCTCCTCGAGGGGATGATGCAGGGGGTGGCGCGGCTGGCCGAGTTCACCACCAAACTGGCTGCGGCCAGCCCGGAGGCGCTTGGCTGGGGCATCGGCCTCACGGTCGCGGCCGCGGCCATCGGTCCCTTCCTTGCGGGCTTGGGCTTCATGATCAGCGGCATCGTCTCGGTGGGCAGTGCGCTCGCGAAGGTCACGGCGCTTCTGCTTGCCAACCCGATCGGGCTGGCGGTGGCCGGCATCGCAGGGGCAGCCTATTTGATCTATCGCAACTGGGAGGAGGTCGGGCCTTGGTTCACGCGGCTTTGGGCCGACGTGCGTCAGATCTTCTCGGGCTTCGGGCAGTTTCTCTCAGGGGTCTTCAAGGGTGACTGGTCGGGTGCTATCGACGGGCTGAAGACGGCATGGGACGGTCTCAAATCCTATTATCAGACCCTGTGGGACGGCATCAGGGGCGTCTTCACCGCTGCTTGGGAACAGGGCATCAAGCCGATCACCGACAAGCTGGGGATGACCGAGGCGATCGAGCGTGGCTGGGAACGCCTGAAGAACTTCTTCACCACCCTATGGGACGGCATCGTTGCATCCTTCGAGGCGGCATGGGCGCGGATCGAGCCGATCGTCACCAAGGTCTCGAACGCCGTCACCGCCGTCACCGATGGCCGCAACCGCCTGCAGGGCAGCCGCGACGGGCCCATCAGCAGCGGCTATGACCCTTCGACCGATCCCGGCGATGCTGGACTGATCCTGCCGCCGGCCGGGGGTGATGTCGCCGCTGGATACGCCGATGGCGTGAATGCTGGCCAAGGGGCCGCTTATCAGGCCGGGGCTGCGCTTGGTGCGGCCACCGAAGAGGGGCTGCGCGATCAGACCGAGACGCGCTCGCCCTCGCAGCTGATGAAGCGCATTGGAGGCTATCTTAGCCAAGGTCTGGCACTTGGCATCGACGAGGGGGCCGTGTCGGTCAACGCAGCCGGTGCCGGGCTCGGGCAATCCTTCGCCGATACCATGACGCCTTATTTCCAGCGGGTGATCGATGGCACGATGAGCGTCAGGGATGCCTTTGCCAGCATGCTTTCCGATATGGCTTCACGGCTGATGTCGAGTGGCCTGAACAACCTTCTGAATGGCATCGGCGGGGCCTTGTTTGGAGGCGGCGATGCGCTCGCTGGTGCGCTGCAAGGCGCAGGCCTGAACGCCATCCCCGCATTCGCGCGCGGCACGCCCTTCTCTCCTGAGGGCCTTGCGCGGCTGAACGAACGCGGCGGCGAGATCCTGAACCTGCCGCGCGGCACCCAAGTGATCCCGCATGACATCTCGAAGCGCATGGCCGATGGCGCGGCGGGCGGTGGTCATATGCGGGTCAGCCTGTCGCCCGAACTGGTCGGAGAGGTCCTGGATCAGGCCGGGCAGAACAGCATGCGCATCATGCAGGAAGCCGCGCCGGGGATCCGGCGGGCGGCGGTCAGCACCGTCCAGCGGGGCAGCGCCAAGACCAAATCCTTCCTCGGGAGCCACGGATGAGCATCTTCGTCTATCCTTGGCCGCCGGTCGGGGCGGTGGGGTCGGAATGGACCTCGGACCAGCCCGTCTCGCGGCTGCGTTCGGGCATCACGGGGCGCGATGTCATGCAGGCGTCTCAGCGCCGCCGCCGCATGGCCACGCTGATCGTGTCGTCGCTGGCCAACGGGCGCGCGGGCGCGGGCTACTGCGAGATGCTGAAGCAGCTCTTGGACGGGGGCGTGCATGCCGTGCGCCTGCAATCATCGCCGATCAACTGGTGGCTGGACGAGCTGGACCGCCAGAGCCCGGAGCTGAACCCGACGCTTATGACCTGGCAACGCCCGCCCGAGGCCATCGCCTGGCAGCAGGACGGTGCACCCATCACCTGGGTGGTCGGCGGCTCCGTCCTTGGCGGCACGCCCACCACCTCGGGGCCGTGGGGATATCTGCCGGTCACAGGCCTGCCCCCCGGCGTCACGGTGGCGCGTCCGGGTGATTTCATCCGCATCACCTCGATGAGCGATCCCGGGATCTGGGAGATCGCAAGGGTGATGCGGCCCGCCACGACGAACGGCGCGGGCGCCGTGACGCTCAAGCTGGACCGCACGCCGACGATCGCGGGCGGCAGGGTGAACATGGCCGGCCAGGACGAGGGCGTCTTCCGGGTCGAAGGCGATCTGCCCCGCGCCGTGCAGCCCGTCAGCGGCGACTGGCAGTACAGCTGGACCTTCCGCGAAATCTTCGCCGATGAGGTCGGTGGCTTCGAGGAAAGGCCCGGCACATGGACCTGAAGCGCGGCACGCCCGCCGCCATGCTGGCCGCCATCGCGGGGCCGTGGTTCCACCCGGTCATCCTGGCCGAGATCGACTGGCCCGGCGCCCCGCTGTTCGCCCATAGCGGCGAGGGCGAGATCCTCCATGCTGGCAGGACATGGCAGGGCGTCGGCAAGTTCGGATCCGTGGACATCCCCGAGGAAGTGATGACCGCCGTTCCGTCCGAGTTCACCATGGAGCTGGTCTCGGACTTCCCGGACCTCGAACCCTATACCGACACCGTGATCCGCGGACGCCTCGGGCGGGTGCTGCTGGGGGCCACGACGACGCCCGGCGGCAACGACCTGATCGGCGCGGTCGAGATCATCACCGGCACCGCCGACGGCCTGGTAATGCGCGTCGAGATCGAGGACGAGAACGGCAGGCGTCGCGTCTTCTACCGGTTGACCGTGACGATGACGACCGGACCCTCAATGCGCAGCGCCGCCGCCATCGCCCATAGCGACGAGGACCAGCGGCGGGCCTTCCCGAACGACACCGCAGGCCGCCACCTGATCCTGGCCGAGGCCACCGCCCAGAAGACGCTCTGGCCGGAACCGTGACGCCGGACAGGGTGATGGCCGAGGTCGAGCGGGTGATGCTGCGCCCTTTCGAATGGGGCCCCTGCGATTGCTGCAGCGCCGCCTGCGCGGTCTTCCATGCCCTCTGGGGCATCGACCCCATGGCGCCCTTCCGGGGCTACCGGGGGGCGCTGTCTGCCGCGCGGCTGATGCGGCGGCACGGCGGCCTGGAAGTGATGGCCGGGATGATGGCCGACCGCGCGGGGCTGATCCCCGGCCATCGCATCGGCGGGTTGGCCATATCGCCTGCCGCCCTGCGCCACCGCGCGATCCTGATCTGCATCGAGCCCGGTCTCTGGGCAGGTAAATCCAAACACGGCTTCGCGATGCTGCGGGCCGCCGCGAAGGGCTGGCATGCATAGACTGCTGTTCATCACCACGGCATTGGTCGGCGTGACCCTTGCCACACCCGCGCCCGCGGCCCCTGTGGGAACCTGGGTGGCCACTGCCATCTTCGGGGCGGCGGCTGCCGGGACGGCGACCTTCGCCCTTGTCGCGGGCGTCGTTTCCATGGCGATCTCGGTCGGCATCAGCATGATCGTGCAGGGCATGCGTAGCAAGCCAAGGCAAGAGGCCGTCCGGCAGGAACTGACACGCCCGACCTCCCTGCCCGCCTATCGCTTCGTCTATGGCAAGACCTGGGCGCCGGGGACGCCGGTGGCCTGGACCGTCAGGGGCAAGCGGCTCTATATCTGCTACCTGCTGAACAGCCGCCCCTCGGCGGGACCTTTCACCGTGCTTTTCGACAAGCGCGAGGTCGAGAAAGAGGGTGACGAGTTCGACTTCGGGCCGAACGGCGGCGCGGTGGCCACGAACGAACCCTTCGGCAAGACCCTGACCGGCAGCGTCATCAGTCCGGGCATCGATGACGTCGTCACCTATTGGATCGGCCGTGGTGACCAGACCACCTGCCCCGCAGCCATCGTGGCCGAGACCGACGGGCATTTCAGCGCTACCGATGCCTGACAGGGCCGCACGGTCCTCTGGGCGCGACTGAACTGCGGCAAGGACGAAGATCGCCAGCAGCGCTGGCCGACCACGCCACCCGAGCTGAACGTCGACGGGAACTGGTCGATCGTCACCGATCCGCGCGACGGCCGGCAGAAGTTCAGCCGCAACCAGGCGCTGATCGTGCTGGACGCGCTGCGCACCAACCCGCTGCGGCCCTATGCCGACGATTACCTGCGGCTGGACAGTTTCGAATGGGGCGCCGATGTGGCGGCCGAGGCGATCGGCACCCGCGCCGGCGGCACCATCCCGCGATACCGTGTCGACGGCGTGCTGGTCTTTTCGGACGGCACGGAACTGGAGGACCAGCTGCAGCCGCTTCTGGATGCGGGCGCGTCGCGGTTCTCCCGCATCGGCGGGCGGCTGGCGCTGGTCCCGGCCACGCCGCGGGCCAGCGTGGCGACGATCACCGATTTCACCACCGGCCAGCCGCCCGAGTTCATCCGCTGGCGGTCCGCCGACCAGCTGGTGACCGAGGCCGTCGCCCGCTATCCCGCCCCCGACCGCGCCTATGAGAGCGCCGAGACGCCGGTTCATGTCATCCCCGGCGCGCAGGCGCAGGACGGGGGCATGCCGAAGCGCCTGACGGTCGACCTCGATTTCGTGACCGATGGTCGCCAGGCGCAGCGGATCGCCAAGATCATGGCGATGCGGTCGCGGATGCAGCGCGGCATCACGGCCGAGCTGTTCCCCGACAGCTTCGACCTTGTGTCGGGGTCGATCGCCACGGTGCAGCTGGGCCCGCCCTATGGATCATGGGACGGGCTCTACGAGGTCGAGCAGATCGCCCCCGCCGCGGGGGCCAACGACGAGACCTCGGTCACCATCCGCCTGCCGACCGTCCTGCGCGAGGAAAGCCCCGCGATCTATGCTTGGAACCCGGGCAGCGAAGAGCAGGTGATGAACGATGCGGGCGATCTGCCCACCCTGCAGAAGGTCCAGCCCCCCGCCGCCGTCTCGGTCGTCACCGGCACGCCCGCGGCCGAGACCAGCGGCGATACCGTCATCCCGGGGGTCACTGCCGCATGGTCGGCATCGGCTTCCGCCTCGGCCACCGGATACCTGTGGGAATGGCAGACCCGTCCGCCCGGGGGATCATGGAGTGTCTGGCGATCGGGCGGCGCGCTGGATCTGTCGGCCGCCGATGGCGTCGGCGTCTATGCCGCCACCCTGCAATGGCCACGCATCGACAACGACTATCGCCTGCGCGTCCGCACCTTGGGCACCTGGGGGCAATCGGCATGGCGGCTGTCGGATGTCATCACCGCCGCCGGTCCCGCCGACAGCGTCGATGATCCGCCCGCACCGTCCGCCAAGGCGCAGGGCGGCACGCGCATCGACATCACCGCCACGCAGGCCTCCGACAACCGGGCCCGCAAGCTGTTGATCTACGGCAACGACGTGGACAGCCCGCTGACCGCCACCCTGCTGGTCATCGTCGATGCCGGCGCATCCGCCAGCGTCACCCGGTCCGAGACCGGCCTGACGAGCGGCACCACCCGCTTCTACTTCGCCCGCGCCCGCGACCAATGGGGCAACCTGTCCGGCTTCTCGGGCAGCGGCTCCGCCACCACCGCCTGACATCCAAAGGAGCTGCCATGCCGGCACCAGCCTTCTCTCCGACCCTGACCGGGTCGGCCACGCTCAAGACTGCCTCCTGGACGGAGTTCGTCGCCGAGGTGCAACGCGTCATCGATCTGCTGCAAGCGGGAAAGGCCGACATCGCCGACTCGGGCAAGCTGTTCAACAACCGCCTGTCGGCGGTCATCGCGGGGCAGGAGAACCTACCCGCCCAGATCGGTCGGATCCTTGTGTCCGAAGGCGACTACCTGGTGGTGCGCGGGCAAGGGCTGACCGACGACGATCCGCTCTTCGAGACGCAGCCTTCGTGGGGCGTGGCGGCCCGCTACCCTTCGGTCGGCTTCATCGACGCGCTGCTGCGCGTGACGAACCCGGCCCCCGCCATGGTGCCGCTGTTCAGTGATGCCGCCGCGAATGTGGCCGTCTGGCTGAACGAGGGCATGCTGGACGCGGCAGGCATGGCCCCCGGCCTTCGCGATCTGGCCGTGCAGGACGTGTCGCGCAAGGTGACGCCAACGGCGGCGCTGGTGCCGGTCCTTGGCGCTGGCGGTCAGGTCCTGATCTGGGCGGACGCCGAAGGTCTGGTTATCCCCGGCTACCGCCGCGACGGCGATGGCGGGGATCGGGCAGCCAGCGTGACCGATGGCGCATCGCTGCACCGCGTCCGCACGCGCCTGGCGCAGATCCGTGCGGGCGTTCCCGGTGCGAAGCTGAAGATCGCGGGCATCGGCGACAGCTGGTGGGAAATGCCCATAATTTCGCGTGCGTTTCGGGCGCGGCTCGACGAACGCCTCGGCCTCTCGGGGGAAGGTTTTCGGCCTGCGGCGAGTGGCAGCACTGTCGGTCCCGCGACGTGGTCGCAGTCTGGATGGTCTGGAACCGACGGCAGCTCGTTCGACTTCGACCCCATTTATGGATCTGGGCCTGATGGAAATACGGTTTGGACGAATACTGCATCCGCGACCATGGCATTGGTAGGCGTTGTCGCAACAGAAATGCAGATCTACAGCTACGAGCACGGTGGAACTTGGCGATATCGCGTTGACGCCGGTCCATGGGTGACGGTCAACAACACGTCCTCAGGGGCGTTCAAGACGACGTTGATCGGTGGCTTGTCGGACGCTGCCCACACGCTCGAAATCGACACCACGGGCAATGCCGGTGTTGTTTCCATGGCGGGCATCTACACCACGCGCAATGTCAACGGCGCGGAAGTCCTGAAGTTCGGGAACGGCGGAACCATCGGCGCAAGGATGATTAACTACATCGACTATGTGACCGCTCCGATGGCAGACATGCAGCCCGATGTCGTGGTTCTGATTTTGGGAACCAACGATTACCGAAACTCACTGTCGACGCCCCAAAACTACATTGCAGCGCTCGATGCCATGGTCTCGGCATGTCGTGCGGCAGTTCCTGACATTGGTTTCATCATCTGCGTCCCTCCGCAGACCGATGGCGTGGCAAGGATCCCCCTGTCCGAATATCGCGACGCAGCGAGGATGTGGTGCGCTGAAGAAGGGCACGAATACATTTCCCTGTTCGACCGTTGGTCGGATTACGCGACTGCAAACGGCCATGGGCTGTTCCTCGACAGCCTGCATGTCACCCAAATCGGTGCCGATGTGCTGGCCGAGGACATCCTGACAAACTTCATCTTCAAAGGATAAGCGCCCCATGGCACGCATGATCTATCTTGGCGACGACGTCACCCTGCCCGGCACCGGCTATCCGCCGCTGGCGGCGTTCCAGGTCCCCTACCCCGCCAACCTGAAGGGCGCCTTCTTTCTCGGCAATGGTGAGAAGATCGGCCTGCGCAACTGGGCAGGCGGCGCCGATGCGGTGCCAGTCGGATCGCCTGCATGGGGCGGCAACTTTGCGACCCTGTCGCAGGACGGCTATCTGCAGACCGATATCGACGAGACGCTGGCCATGTCGCTCTTCGTCGTGACGCGGGAAACATCTTCCGATCCCGTAGGTTTCATCGGAACTTACGGAGGGGGAACAACCAGGGGCATATCCCTTTATGCGGGAAGCGGCGCAACGTCCATGACGGCATCCATTGGAAGGGTTGGTGGCGGGGGATCTGTCGGTGTGACCTCCAATACGACCTCCTGGGGTGTTTATTCTTTGCAAGTGCCAAGCACCGGCGCGGCGACGTTGAAAAATCACACGACAGGGAACGCCAACAATTCTGCGGGAACCGAAGATCGTGTCGCAAACGGTGCGGGTCTGATCAGACTCGGGCGGTTGTATGACAGTGGTTTTATTGGCCAATCCGACATGGCGCTGGCGCTGATCTACGACCGGGCGCTGTCGGATGCCGAGGCGGGCGTCGTCGCCGCCTTCAGCCGCGACTACGCGGTCGGCCGGGGCATCGCCCTGAACCTGGCCTGAGGGCGGGTTCAGCCATGACCACCATCCCCTACAAGCCCGGCGCGTCGGAGCCCTTCATTGTCAGCTTCGAGAACGAGACCGGCGGGCAGGAACGCTATGCCGCCGCCCAGCTGCGCATCGAGACGGCTTCCGCCTGCGTCCGGATCGACGGGGCGGGAGCGGTGGACGGCTATCAGTTCATCCTGCCCGCCCTGCCGCCCCGGCTCTACACCGCCACGGTCTATGTGGATGCCGGCGCGGGCTGGCGGTTCATGGACCGTCTCTATCTGCTCTCCGAAGGAGGTTGCTGATGACCGTTCACGTGATCAAGGCCGGCTTCCGCGGCCTGCAGGGCGTCCCCGGACGCGGTCTGACGATCAAGGGCACGCTGCCCGATACCGCCGCCCTGCCGGATGATGCGGCGCCGGGCGACGGCTGGCTCATCGCGGGCGATCTGCATGTCCGGACCGACGATGGATGGGAGAACACCGGCCCCGTCCAGGGACCGGCAGGCCGAGGCATCGCCGCCTGGTCCCATGATCCGGACACGGGCGTCCTGACGCTGACCTTCACCGATGGCGCGATCCTCTCGACCGGCGATCTGCGCGGCGGGCGGGGCGATGACGGGCGCGGCATCTCGGGCCAGTCCTATGACCCCGAGACCGGCGTGCTGACCCTGAGCTTCACCGACGGGACCAGCTACCAGACGCCCGACCTGCGCGGCGGACGTGGCGAGGCGGGTCGCGGCATCGCCGACGAGAGCTATGACGCCGCCACGGGGATCCTGACGCTGAGCTTCACCAATGGCACGAGTTTCGCCTCCGGCGATCTGCGCGGCACGAATGGCCGCGACGGGCGCGGCATTGTCGATGAAGCCTATGACGAGGCCAGCGGCATCCTGACGCTGACCTTCAGCGACGGCGGCATTTACCGGACGCAGGACCTGCGTGGCGGGCGGGGCGAGGCCGGGCGCGGCATCGTGGATGAGAGCTATGACCCGGCGACAGGCATCCTGACGCTGAGTTTCACCGACGGCACCACCTATGCCAGCGCCGATCTGCGCGGCACGGGCGGCAGCGACGGGCGGAGCATCACCGACGAGACCTATGACGCCGCCAGCGGCATCCTCACCCTGAGCTTCTCTGACGGCAGCACCTACCAGACGCAGGACCTGCGCGGTCCCGCCCCGCCCGTGGTCAGGACCGCTACCCTGCCCGCCAGTCCCGATCCCTCGACCTCCTACGTGGTGACCGGATGAGCGTGCTGGACCTGAGGAATGAGCCCCGGCTCTTTTACGGCAGTGCCGAGGCTCGGGCACTTTATCGCGGCGCAGAGCGAGTCTGGTCGAAACCAGCGCCGCCGATCAGCACCTGGTACGGCATCGGGCCCGGGCAGGTCCCCATGGACCACAAATATGCCCAAGGGGTGGCAAATGGCGGCTTGATCACCTCGGTACCAAATCTCGGTGGTGCGGGAGCCATGTTCAACCTGACCGTCAACGGGACGGTGCCGATTGTCGGCAATGGGGTCGATCTCGATCCAAACGACTATTTCTCGCTCGCAAGCCAGGCCGACGTGGTCGGCACGAGATTGTTCGTCGTGGTCGATTTCCGCAGCGTCGACGTCAACCAGTTCATCGCAGGCCAGGGCGAGACAAACGCCGATGGCGGAAAGACCAACCTTCTTCTGCTGGCAGGCGGCGGCTCGCTTCGATTGGCAAAGAACGACGGGACGAACGTGAACGCGACGATCCCGCTGAGCCCGCCTGTTGCGCCGCTCATCCGCCTCTACGAGATCGAGGACGTTCCGGGCGGGAATGTTTCCGTCTGGATCAATGCGGAGTTCCGTGGATCCACGCCGAACCCACACGCGAGCTACCTGATCAAGCGCATCGCGGCGGGGCAATCGACAGGCGGCGGCATCAACGGCGTGCTCTATCGCACCCTGTCGCTGATCCAGGGCGGGGATTATGCCGCCCGGGTGCAGGCCATCCGGGCGCGACTGAACCAGGAATACGGGCTGGGGATGGCGGCATGATCGACCTTCTGCGCGAGATGTTCGCCACCCCTGAAGCCCAGCTCGACCCCTATGTCTGGGGCGCGGCGCTGCTGGGCCATTTCTCGATCGGGATCTTCCTCACCGCCGTCATCGGCTGGATCTGCGGCGCATGGCGCGGCGCTCTGATTGTGACTCTGGCCTATCTCTTCCTCTGGGAGGGTGGCCAGCTGGTCTTTGCCGGATCCGGGTTTACCGACAGCCTGGTCGATGCCACGGCGGTCGCCTGCGGCGCGGCAGTCGCCGCCGGGGCCTGGCGCAACCGCGGCGCTGTCGTGGGGCTGGCGATGCTGATCCTGGCCATCATCGGCACCGCAGGCGTGACCCGGAGGAACCGATGAACCCCGAAAGCATCATCGAGGAGATGGGCGGCGGGCTTCCCGCCGTCGTCATCGTGGGCATGGGCTTCGTGGCCATCGCGCTCTGGCGTGAGATCCGGCGGCTGAACGAGGCCCGGATGGAGGACATGAAGGACGCCAACAGGGCGCATTCCGATCTGACAAAGGAAGTCGCGCGGACGCTGGACGACCTGGCGGAGAACATCCGCCAGGCGCGACGGGAGTGACGGCCATGTCCTGGTTCCGCCCCAAGCGCGAAACATGCCGCCAGATCCGGCAGCGCGAGCTGGCCGAGATGGAGGACCGTAACCGCGAGGTTGCCAGCAAGGTGGATGATCTTGCCCGGCTGCTGGATGAACTGAAGGAAAGGAAGCGTGGTGACAACAATCCTTGAATTGGCGGCATGGGCTGTCGCGCTGATGCTGGCCACGACCATGGCGCTGGTCGCCCGCGGCTTCCTGCCCGTGGCGATGCGGGCCGACGGATCGCCCGTCTATCACCTCTCGGCCGGCGTGGTGCTGATCTTCACCGCCTCGGCGCTGCGGGCGCTCTATTGGGATGTCATGCCGCTGGCGCTGGATGCGGTGCATGAGGGCAGCTGGTCGGCCTGGCATGCCCTGGTGGGGCGTCCCATCCCCAACATCATTCTGGGCCTTCTGTTCATCTGGGGCGGCCGTCACCTGCTGGTGCTGTTCTGGCTGCTGATCCCCGATCACGCCCGAGGGCGGTACAGCATCCTGACCGCCCCCTTCTATCCCCGCGCCGCGCCGATGTGCCGCGCCATCGTCGCGCTGCTGGTTCGCTGGCGGCGGTGA